TTTAAAATCTAACACTTTAAGGTAGTGAATATGGATTTACAATCTAACCGTTTCAAATCAGGTGCAAAACGCTTGATTGATAAACACGGTAAGACACGAGTTTACAAGAGTATTGGTAGCGAAACATATAATCGTGAAACTCAAACAGTAGAAACAACAAGTACGTTATATACAATCAAGATGTTTGAGACAGAACCTAAGTATAAAGAAGTTAAATCTCCTAACCTTGTTGGTAAGAAACTAACTGTATTCCTTATCTCTGCAACTGACCTACCTGTAAGACCTAAAGTTGGTGATTTAGTTACTGATATATTCTTAGGTGTAGATGAATCTGTTGAGGTTGTAGAGGTTAGTAAATATGAAGGTTTTGGTGAAGCTTGTATGTGGCGTGTCCTCTGTGTGAGTGTTTAACGGTCTAACAGATTAAATAGGTACAACATGGCAGTATATGAAGGTAAGCAAGGTATTGCTTCATTAAGAGAGAAGATTAAACTTAAATCTAAAATGCTTGTCGGTGAATCTTTAGAAAAGATTGCTGTAACCTTAGTAGATGAATCTCCATTAGGTGCTCCATACTATCAATCAAAGCAAGGTTTAATTGCTAACGATGTAGGTGACTTTAAGAACTCTTGGAGCGTTGGTTTAGGTGCAGTTGACCCTACAGTACGTTCTGCCGATACAGAAGGTATGGGAGCTGTTTTAGACGCTATACATAAGAACAAGTCATACAACTTAGAAGATACCACTTACGTCACTAACAGTATTGACCACGCTAAAATGGTTGAACAAGGCTGGAACGATAACCCTGAATATGGATGGAAAGCTAAAGGTGGTTATCATGTTGTTGAGAACAATACAGGTTCAGCAGTAGCTATCTTAGAGGCTGTAGCACAAAAGGTAAGTAAACTGTGAGGGTTTTAGATGTCACAAAAGAATATTAAAGATGGTGTTGAATAAGCAAACCTTGCCGATTAACAAGGCTTGGTTTTATTTAATCTGTTTCTTCAACAACAAAATTTAACAAGGCATCAAATGCTTTTTGATCAATTTGGTCTTTATACTTTTCAGCTAAACTTTTAGCAGCATCTTCCTTAGCAAGCTTGTAAGCATGAAAAGCTTTGTGTTGATCGTTAAAACAACCTAAATGTTTAAGTTTACCCTCTAAATTAATGTAAGCTACATATTTGCAAGCAGACTTATGATAGCTGACACCTATAGGGTATTTACCTCTTGCTCTGTTGTTTTTAGTTAAGAATTTGTTTACGCTAGAAGGTAGAAAACAGATAGAACTACGAGAGTACGTTTTATTACCTTTGATCAACAAATCTTTGTCCATTTCAAATAGCTTACCTTTTTCATCACTTTGGTTAAAACCTTTTAAATTTCTTATGAAATTATAAAAATTGGTGAAGTACAACAGGTAATCCTCTACAAAAATTTCAGTATAAGTAGGGGAGTGCTTCTGTTTTTTACTACTGTAACACCGCCGTAGCATATCATGCCAAAGACGGTACTCAGGTATGGATTTGTTGTTACTAAAAACAATACCATCGAAATCGTTGATACCGACACCACAAATTAACTTGTTTTTTACTCGACACATATGCTTATCCTTGTACTTTAAAATTTAAAGTCTAGCATATTATTGGTTATTACGCAATGTGGAATTAGAAAGTAGGATGAATAAATATGCAAAGCAATGTCAGAAAGGCATTTGAAAAGAAGTTGATAGCTATGCCTTCAGGGTTGGGAGCATCTAAGACGGCTTTTGAGAATGTAACATTTACCCCAACAGTAGGTACTGCATATCAGCGTTCTGCACTAGCTCCGATTACTCCTGAAAATCCAACATTAGGTGATGGTTATTTCCGTGAAGTAGGGTTTTATCAAGTTGTCTTATCTTACCCGAAAGGAACAGGTGTTGGTAACATCACAACAATGGCAGAACTTGTGCAAGATTATTTTAAAAGAGGAACAACATTAGTTGAGGGTTCGGATAAAATAATAATAGACAGGACTCCGCAAATATCTCCTGTCTACATCAACGACAATAGAGCAGAGATTACAATAAGAATTAGGTACTATTCAGAGCAATTTGATTAATGATTCAATCTCTAATTTAAAATAATTTTAACAATTACACAATTAGCAATAATTTTTGGAGTAAATAATGGCAACAGCTTCAGGTATTAATAAAGTAGTATCTTATAAAAAAGAAACTTCTTTTGGTACATTACCTTCCCCTACAACTGGTGGACAAACACTTCGCCGAGTATCGTCTACTTTTAACTTAACAAAAGAAACTTATCAATCAGAAGAAATCCGTACAGATTATCAATTGGTTGATTTCCGTCATGGTGTTCGTGCTGTAGAGGGTAGTATCTCAGGTGAACTTAGTGCAGGAACTTATGCAGATTTCTTAGCTTCTGCTTTAGCTCGTAACTGGACAGCAGCAACACCATCAGCTTTAGGTAGTACAACTATCGCTTCGGTTGGTGGTACATACACAATCACTCGTACAACTGGTAGTTGGTTAACTGATGCAGTTCGTGTAGGTAATGTTATTCGTTTAACAGGTTTTGCGACAGCAAACAACGGTGCTAACTTACTAGTTATTGCTTTAACAGCAACAGTAGTAACAGTAGTAGCTTTGAATGGTATTAAGCTGACTAACGAAACGGTAGCTTCTGGTGGTACTTATAAAGTACAAGGTAAAACAACTTATGCACCTACAACTGGTCATACAGACGATTCATATACATTTGAAGAATGGTATGCAGATATCGGTCAATCAGAAGTAACAGTAGGTAATAAAGTAAATACTGTAGGTATTGCACTTCCTGCAACTGGTTTGACAACTGTTGATCTTAGTTTCATGGGTCAAGACTTGAAGCAACGTGGTACATCACAATTCTTCACTTCACCTACAGCTCAAAACAGTAACGGTATCTTTGCAGCAGTGAATGGTGCTTTGATTGTGAATGGCGCTCCTGTTGCTCTTGTAACTGGTGCTAACTTCAACATCAATCGTAACATGACTTCTGAAGCAGTAGTTGGTAGTAATATTAAACCTGAAATCTACGAAGGTCGTATCATTGTAGATGGTGACTTCACTACTCTATATCAAGACGGTACGTTCGCTGGTTACTTTGATAATGAAACAGAGATTAGTTTGGTTGTAGCTTTAACAGCTAACAGCTTACCTAATTCAGAGTTTATGTCTTTCACTATCCCACGTCTTAAATTGTCTACAGATACTAAAGATGATGGTGAGAAAGGTATTGTTTCTTCTAACTCATTCCAAGCCCTTAAAGGTTTTGGTGCAAATGGTTTTGAAGCAACTACATTGATGATTCAAGATTCTACTTTGGTTTAAAGTGAATTTAAGTTTTAACAAATAACAACAAAGGGGTGTGTTTAATTATAAACCTCCCCTTACTTATTTATTTTATATTTTATTTTGAGGATACACAACATGGCTTTTGATATTAAAAAAACTAACTTAGCTGAACAAGCTGAAGCTGGTCACGAATTTGAAGTAAAACTACCTGATGGTAGCTCAACTGATTTCTTCATTACTGTACGTGGTAACTTATCACCTAAGATGAAGAAATACAGTAAAGATTTATTTAATAAAATGCAGATGAAAGAATTGCAAGCTAAACGCAGAGGTAAAGGTGATCAACCTGTAGACTTAGATGAAGCTGAAGCAACTCTTATTGAATCAGCAGCAGCACGTATCGTTACTTGGAAAGGTTTAGAGGAAGATGGTAAGGTTGTAGAACCTACTCCTGAAAACATTAAACGTATTATGCAAGAACTTGATTGGGTACGTGGACAAGTCTTAGAAGAAAGTGACAATGCTGCAAATTTCATCTAAGCAATATTCTTGATGACTGTATTGAGTATTGCCAATATCAGATTGAACACACTCAGAGAGCATCTGATGGATCAACTGTAAATGACCATATTGAGGCAGCTAAGGATAATCCTTTCCTTGCCTCTATGGGTGGTCATCAAAAGATATTACAAGAAGCAACAGAAGAACCTCCATTACTTCCAAGTGCTGCTCAATTTGCATGGACGTATTTCTTACGTTTAAATCAAACGAGGCAGTCAGGAGGTTTTGGAGGTTTTTGTGCTATTAGTTACCAAGAAATGTTAGCGTTCTTCACCTTAGAAGATGTATTACCTGAACCTTATGAATTAGAGTTGATTAGGGTGTGGGATAAGGTGTGGTTAGAACACCACAACAAAGAAAAAGAAAAAGCTTCTAAGAATAAGTAAGAACAATGAGAAGCAAAGACTAAACACGAGGAATAGTAATGGATTTAGTTAAAATTGGTTTTCAGATTAACGCTAATGGTTTAAAAGACGCTAATACAGAAGTTGATAAGCTTCTCGATAAAGTTGATAACATTGGTACAAAAGGTAAGAAAGCTTCTTCTGATTTCGAGAGCAGTCAAAAGAAAGTTAAAGACTCTACACAAAAAGTAACTAAGGAGGTTGATAAAACCTCTAAAGCTTTAGAAAAGCAAAAGATTGTTGGGGATTATTTAGGTAAAGGTTTAGATAAAACTACAGCATCTATTATGGCTAACTTTCAAATGTTAGGTGCAAAAACTACCGATATTGATAAGATGTTTACCCAACTTGGTAAAAATAAAGGTACTGTCGAGCTAAACAAGAAAGTAGAAAAGTTGCAGAAAGAGTATGAGGATATTTCTAAAGCTTCAGTAAAATACTTAGGTGGTGGTGTTTTAGCTCAAGTCGGCTACCAAGAGCAAGATTTGAAAAACCTAAATGACCAATATAGAAGAGCTGAACAACAAGTCAAACAACATGGTCAAAACATTTACAAACAATATGACGATATTTCTAAATCCTCTACCAAACGCTTAGGTGGCGGTGTTTTAGATCGCATAGGCTTTCAAGAATCCGACCTTATTGAGCTTAATAACCAATATAGAGCAGTAGAAAATTCAGCCAAAGCTCACTTATCTGAAACAGAAAAAATACGCAAACAATATGACGACATCTCCAAATCAGCTACCAAGAATTTAGGCGGTGGTGTTTTAGATCGTGTATCTATCAAAAACACAGAGCTTGAAGAAATGCGTAAAATGTATAAAGAAGATGAGCGCATTGCGGATGCTAGAGAAAAGGCTCAAGAAGCGACCTTAGCAAAAGATAAACTAATTAATGCAGAAAGACAGAAAGCTATTACTCTTGAACAAGCTAAAGCTAAGTATGTATCTCAAGGTTATGGTAAAACAGATTCTACTCGTCTAGCTCGTTTAGAGGTTAGTGGTGCTGATGTAACTACATTAAACAACTACAAGTCTGCTATTGAGGCTACAACAAGAGCTACACAAGCATTAAACCCTGCTGTTGAGAAAGTTACAACAAGTCATAGTAATTTCTTAGATCAAGTTAAAGGTATTGCTATCTATGCTGCTCTATCTGCTGCTATCTATGGTGTTATGACAGCTATGACTAACTTAGCTGTTGCTACAGTTAAAATGGCAGATGAATACACGTCTATTCAAAACCGTATGAAATTGTATATCACAGATGCTAAAGAGTTAGGTAAGGTTAATAGTCAACTTGCTCAATTCTCTATGGAGAACAACGTAGGGTTAAGAGAAACAGCTACACTATTCTCTCGTCTTGCACCGTCTATGCAGAAGCTTGGAGCTAACACAGCAGCTATTACAACAGTTGTAGATGCTTTTGGTAAGTCTATGCGTATTGGTGGAGCTACAGCAATGGAAGCTGCATCTGCTACTATTCAGTTCTCTCAAGCAATGGCATCTGGTAAATTAGCTGGTGATGAATTTAGGTCTATCTCAGAAGCATCTCCACGTTTCTTACAAGCTATTGCTGAAGGTAGTGGTATTGCTGCGGATAAACTTAAAGAGATGTCTGCTGCTGGTATGCTAACTACACAAGTTATCTCTAAAGCGTTGTTAAAAGAATACCCTAAACTGATTGAAGAAAACAAGAAGTTGGGTGTAACAATGGAGCAGGGAGCTAATGCTATTAAGACAGGCTTCTTAGTTGCTATTGGTGAGTTTAACGAAGGTGCAGGTATTACTAAAGCTCTTGGGGAAGCTATGCTTGACTTAGCTCAAGGGATGCTTACAGGTGCTCAGAATGCTAGGCAATTTGGTAAGGATATAAATGATTGGTTCTCAGCTAATGCGGGCACTATCAATACCGTTGTAGATGCTTTTAAACTTCTTGCTACTGTTATTGCTACTCGATATGTAGCTTCTCTTGTTTTAGCCACTGCTGCTAGTGTAAAACTTACTTATCAAACATCGGCTTTAGCTGCTGCAACAACTGCTTCAATGAGAGCTTTTGTTTTAGGCGCTACTGCTGCTACTGCTTTTGGTAGAGCTGCACAAACAGCTTTCGCTTTCATGGGTGGTTGGGCAGGTATTGCTCTAACTATTGCAGGTGTAGCAACTTCATACTTATTGTTAAGAGATAATGCTGCGGAAGCAAGTAAGAAATTAGTTGAATCTAGCGAATATGCAGATATGACTACTAACTCTTTCAAACAACTTAACGCAGAGCAACAGAAGAATGCTAGAGCTTCGTTAATCAAGTCTATGTCAGATGTAAATGAAAAGTTAGATGAGCAAGCAAACACGGTAAATCGTGTACTTCTCAGCTACGTGCAATTACGTCAAATGCAAGGTAAGATGAACAACAAGCAGTTGGATGATGTAATCAATAAAACCACTAAAGGTTTGATGGATTATGATACAGCTTACCGTAAGCTCTTAGAGTTAGGTGCGCCTACAGATGTTGTTGAGGAGTTTAAGAAACAGAAAGATGTTTACAACGAAACAGCTAAGTCTGCAAAAACTCTTGAAACATCAGCTAATGCTGCGGGTGCAGGTGTTAAGCTTGCAGGTAATGAAGCACAAAACGCTTCACCAGCCATCAGAGGGCTTAAGAATGACATGGATGGTCTTGGTGAAGCTTCTATTAGTGCTGCTGACAAGTTTAAAGAGCTTGTAAATGCTTATATTCAAGGTGCTGCTGATATTAGAACTTCTTTAAAAGTTTCTCAGCAGTATGGGTTAGAACAATCTTTATCTGATCGTGTTATTAAAGAAGCTGGTATTCTTACCGATTCAAATGAAAAAATTAAATCACAAACTTCTTCTATTAACAAAATGAGAGAAGCTGTGGCTAAGCTTAGTGCAGAAGATCAAAAGAGGTTTAAAAAGCAGATTGAGCAAATTGATAAACTTGCTAAATCCAACAAAGACAAGACATCTGGACAGTATATTGCTCAACTAGCTCCTTATGCACAACAACTGCAAGCATCTCAAAATGAGAGAAGTTCCTTTGATGCTGCACAACGTAAGAAAGATAAGTCACCTAAAAAATCTGATATTAACAACTACCCTGAACAGATTGCAGAGCTTGAACGTCTCAACGATTACTTGCAATCAGGTGTAGGTTTAGAGGTTGCTAAGGTTGCTTCACAGAAGGACTATGTTAAGTGGTACGGTGCTAATCTAACTGTAGCTAAACAAATAGTAGCTATTGAAGAAAGACGAGTAGAGCTTGAACGGGCACTTGCTCAAGCACAAACACGCAAAGAAGCTAAGAGAGATTTGAAGGAACAGATTGAAGGTTACGATACAATAGCTCAGTTCATGCAACAAGGATACTCTTACTCTGTTGCACAACAAGCTGTTAGTTCTAAGTTTAAAGCAAACAGCGAAGGTATCTCTTTTGCGAATAACCTGTTAACTGCTTCTTTAAAAGAACAGCTCACTACAACAGAAGATCAAAGAACACAACAAGAAGATATTTTAGACTTCGTTAAAGGAGGTTTGTCTGTAGAGGAAGCTACTGTTAAAGCTACTATTTACAGAAACAACCACCTGAACAAAGGTTTAATTGCTCTTGCTGAAGCTACTGCTCTTAGTAAGAAGCAACTTGAATATGATCGAGCTAAGGTTCAATATTGGTCTGATGCGAATGCTCTGAACACTCAAGCCAACGATCTTGCTATAACACAAGACAATACTCTTGCATCATTAACCCTCAAATATAAGGGTATTGGTGTAGAAGAAGCTAAATCTATGCTTACTAAACAACGTATTGTAGACAAGCTTACTGAGTATAATGCTTTGTTGGAAAAACAAAGAACTTTAGCTTACGACATTGAAAATATAAACTTTGATGTATTTGGTGATTTTGGCAATCCGTTCCAATCTGCTTTAGAGGGTTTGAATGCACTCATCTTCGGTATGAACGACTTGAAAACTCAATATGCAGAAATGTATGCTGATATTGATGGTCGAATTGCTAAAGAAGAAGATGGAAGTAAAGCTCAATTAGCCCTTATACAACAGAAAACCAACTTAGAGAAAAACCAAGTAGCTGAAACTAAGAAAGCTCGTGACAAAGCAATAACATCAGGGTTATCTCTTACTAAATCTTTATTCAAAGAGGAAAGTAAAGGTTATAAAGTTGTAAGTGGTATGGAAAAAGCTTACCAAGCTTCTAAAATTGCTTTTACTTTGTGGGAGAAGAAAGACGTAATTGCGTTTAATGCTTTAAAACTTCAAGCGTATGTTACTGACACTCTTGGTTTCACAACTGGAGCTTATGCTAAGATTGTTGCGCAACAAGCGTTAAACGTTGCTCAAGCTCAAGGTGCTGTAGCTTCTGCTGCTCAAGCTCCACCTCCTGTTGGTTTTGCTAGTGCTGCTGCAATGATAGCTTTGATGGCAGGTCTTGGTATTGCTATTAGTAGTGGTGGTAGTAGCGGTGGTGAGTACGTTGATACATCAAATAAAGGTACAGGGACAGTGTTTGGTGATTCAGAAGCTCAATCAGCTAGTATTGCTAACTCGATTGACTTGTTATCTGAAAACAGTGACTTAATGCTACCTCTTACTTCTGCAATGTTACGTTCTTTGAAAAACATTGAAAGTAGTATTGGTGGTGTTACTAACTTAATCTTACGTGGTGATTTAGGTGGTGATTTCTCAAACTTAGAGTT